GTTCCATACTGATCTAGTAGAATATATTGATATGGTACATCAACAAAGAAACCTCTGATAAAGTAAACACCATCCTGTACATATGCTACAGAACCTGTTTGTAATGCACCTGTAGGTAATAACTGAGCAAATGGTGACCCAACTTCAATCAAAGTTGTACCAAACGTAATTTCAGTATCAGTAATTAACTGCTCATTGTTAGAAAATGTTTGTTGTGTATTTCCAGTACCACCTGATTCAATATATTTAACGTAGAGTGTAATATATCCTTTTGTAGATTCAGTATCAGAAATACTATATAATACTTTTGCTTTGACTCCTGATGTCAAACCAGTGATAATTTTATCTGTAAGTTGAGATCTATACAATTCAACGTCAGCACCTAAGAAAGACTCTTGTAATAAGATACAATCAACATTCAGGTCATAACCAACTTGACCTGGTATGACCATTGCACCATCTTTAAATAGATGTGCACCAACATTCTCGACTTGATTCTGCAAGATACTTTGCATCGAGGTAAGTTCTCTTGCCTGTATTGGAAAACCAGGACGGAACAGTACTCGATAAAAGTTCTTCGTTTTATCAAAGTCGTCGTAATACGGTGTTACGTTTAAATTAGTATTTTGTGCCATTAGAACTCGATTACGATTTTAATATCTTCTACTTGGTCGTTTGCACGACTGATGGATCTCCTATTATCTATGTAAACAACGTCACCGCTATTTGACTCGATTTCAGGTTTAGCATATCCATTGTTAAATTTCATACCTAAGTCATACTCTGTGTTGTTGATAGTCCTTGCAGATGAGTTAGGAACAGCAGGGAAGTTTACGTCTGGAGCACCAGCCGCACCTGATGTTGCACCACTCACAACGTTTGAACCATCAAATTCATTTTGTGTACCAGTAACTTCTGGGAAGATACCATCAACAGCGTTCTGATAATATTTTAGAACTTTTGTTGTAGCGTTCCATGAGATTACTCGTGCTCTTGCAGTCACGTTTGTACCACCAACAACTCTTGTTTGTGTGATAATTTCGTCAGGAACGTAATTACCTTGGAATGTTGGAGAAAAGATAACTGCTTTTGTTGCAGAAACAGTCAAGTCAGAAAGAAGTTCTGCAGTACCATACTTAAGAGGATTGGTGATTAGACCAATTCTTCTGTAGTCGTTATCAACAGGGAAGTCACCTGCACCCTCATCATATGAGAGTTTAGCGTTGATCATAACTCGGAATGCACCAAGTTCTACAACTGAGTCCTTACCATGTCCGCCAGGTGGTGGGATGATAACATCAACTTGTCCACCAGTACCAGTACCAATACCAGTTATGTTGTCTACACTAATTTTACCGAATGTATATCCAGTACCACCAGATGTCACTGTGGCAGATATAATCTTACCACCATCAATAACGATTGAAACACGACCACCAGTTCCGTCACCATTGATCGCTACATTGTCATAGGTACCATTGTTGTAACCAGACCCAGCTGCGTTAATAACAACAGTATCGACTTCACCTGCGACTGCATTGGTTTGAACTGCAGCATTTGTGAATACTGGCATGTAGTCGTTCGAGAAAAACTTAAGAACGCTTGCAACTGGAATAGTGTACATGTACTTCCAACGATACCCATCGCCAGTAGTAATGATGCTAGTGCTAGTACCAGTAGGCTCGACAGTGCTAGGCTTACCATTTGGATCGGACGGAGAAGTTCCATTGTAGATACATTTGTAAACTTGATATTGGGAGTTCACGACATAAAAGTCGGAATCATATAATTTAGTAGCACCAGAAGCAGCAGTTTTACTCGGAGAGTAATCATGACGATACATGTCATAGGTAAAACCTAATCCACCAGTAGTTTGTTCTGGAGAAACCCAGTCAATTCTACGTACAACCTGAACGGTATCTGAAGCCAGCACTCTTTTTAAGGATACCATGTCATCATAAGAACCAGAAAACTCAGAGAATGAGTCCACTGCCTGAGGCGGTGAGTTTTCATTATCCCAAGTCTGTGGTCTACCAATGAAAAGATATAACCTGTCTCTTGTTGCACCCGCAACCGTATCACTTTCGGTTGCATTAGGACCTTCAAGTGCCTTTATGAACTTTTGTGCTGAAAAAATTCTAAATTGGTCTGTTAATAGAGCTGCCATTTTCTAGTGACTATTTGTCCTCCTGTTTATTTATGCCTATTTCGATCGAACTATTGCAGAATATTCGATACTCTTAATTCTATAAGAGGCACCGCCATTTCCGTTGATGAGTTCTCCACCTAAAACTGCCTGTGCAGCAGCGTTAGCACCAGTAGTATCACTGGCATTATTAGTGAATGTAACTGTAGGATGTAAGGCATAAGTTCCATCTACAGTTTGTGGAATACCATATCCACCATTTCCTATAGTAATTGATGCAACTTGGTCTCCTGCAGGAGTCATTACTACAGTACCAGTTGCCTGTATATCACCTGTATTTTCTATTGCTACGGTTGGAACAGCAGTATAGTTAGTACCAGGATTTGTAATCACGAAGTCTACAATAGTATTTCTCTGTGAAAACTCATAAAGATAACCTGCAATACCTACATTTATATTGTTAGTATTGAATGGTATTACATCCTTAACTTGTAATATACCTGTTGATGGTGTCCAAGAAACAACAGTTGCTTGAACCCCAGATACAGAACCACTAACTACTTCGTTAGTAGAGAAGTTCTGACCATTACCAGTTGTTTGATCTAGTTGTATATTTACCAGTGCAGTGTGTTCAACACCCTCTGATAATCCACCAGCTGCAGTGATTGTTGCAAACTTAAATGGTATTGTACCATCCTTAATGTTATCACCAACTTGGAATAGAGTTGTGTTAGTACCACCCTGTGTTTCCTCAATACCATATAGTGAATTGTAAATACCACCATCAAGTGATATTTGATTTGCAAATGTTGTATTAGCATTGCTTAAATCTGGAATACCATCAGGTGCACCAGTTGGTATAATATCTTCAAAAGATCTATCTGCTAATACAGATAAGGGTTCAGTCAATAGATTGATAGATTCACCTGGTGTTTGAAGAACTACGTGTGGTAATACACCTGCTGCAGAACTATCAGCAACACCACCATCAAATTGTACAATAGCATCTTCAGTCGCTGCTCTACCACCATCAATAAATGCTAGTTCATCAACTTCAAATGTAACAAGTAATTCTCTTGTATTTGGATCCCAATCATATACTTTAGCAACTTTGTTATTTTGGTTTTCAACCTTTCTAATAACTCTATCACCAACATTAAATTTATATGTTGAGATACCATTAGAATCATTTTGACCAGGATCTAATATAACTCTCTGGTCATAGTTAAAGTTTACACCACGAGTTAAACCAGTAAATCTACCTGCAGATTTAGAAGTATAACTTATTGTCTCTCTATTAAGAATGATTGAACCAGAACCAGGATATGCATCAGTAGAGTCAACATATATGTTTGAATCAGATGCTGTAACACTCTTGACTAATCCAGTTAAGTAAATTGCAGTTGAGTTAAATGCCTGTCTTGCTCTTGTCTTACGTTTTAATTGTACTAATTTTGTAAAGATAACATTAGGTACAGATGTATATCCTACACCTTGTTCGATAATATTAATGCCTGTTATAGAACCTTGTGATATAGTTGCTTCTGCTCTAGCACCAATACCTCCACCACCAGTGATAAGAACATAAGGAGGTTCTTGATAAAACTCACCTGGATTTACAATATTGACAGATGTAACTTTACCTAGAGTATCAATCTCAGCAGCACCCTGTGCACCTTGTCCACCACCACCTTCAAAGATTAGTGTTGGAGGAGTAGCATAGTTTCTACCTGCATTTAGTAGTGATAAACCAGTAACTGTTTGTACTATAGGACTACCTAAAGCACCAGTACCTTGACCACCTAAAATTCTTGCTTTTGCAGGACCGAAATAATTATCTCCAAACTTAGTCATTTTGATATAATCAATTTGACCAGGATTAGTTGAACTTAAAATAACATCACCCGCAGCACCCTCTGGGAAGTTTGTTGTTAAAGCAGGAACATTATCTCCTTCAAACAAAGGAACACCATAATACTTGGGACCTATAGCATAGGGATACGATGGATTACCCGCAGCATCCTCAGTCATATAATATGCATAAGTTCCATTTGGATACTCTGGTGTGGTAGAAAATCTACCATTATAATAATCTAAAGTTCCTACAACTGCTAGATATTTCCAATTACTTACAGTACCACTTGTATGTGTAGGTGCACTACCACCTGAACTTATTGCTGCAGTCGCTTCGTAAATATATCCTGCATTTCTTACAGTATCATATTGAGCATAAGTTGCTCCTGATGCCCATGAATCTGACTCATCAAAGATATAATCATTAACAAGATCTCCTAGTTGATATCCTCTAGTAACTAATCTCAATCCTGCACCTGCAGTCACATAAGCAAAGAGATATAAAAGACCAGGTGAATCTACAGGAACTGTAAAACGTACCTCTCTCATTGTAGAGGCAGTATTGAATAGACTTACCCAAGTTTGATATGGTCTTTGAACTCCATCAATCCAATATTGTACACCCTGTCCACTATAAAGATAATTTGTATCACCAACTAAACCTGCATGCCATCCATCATCTGTTGGAGATATAAAAATATGATTAGATGGAGTGTTAGATGAATCCATCTGATTGAAAACATATGTCTTTCCTCTATCTAAAGTTAAAAATGTAGGAGATGCTCCGTCAAATAAAAATTTGTTATTTGACATGGTAACATTATATGTTACTGTTCCAGACGTAGTTACTACAGGTCTAGCACCCTGCAATTCAGGAACTGTTCTCAGTCTATAACCTGATCTTTCTCTCGCAACAGTATTACCAATCTTTCCAAAAGGTCCGTAAATGGGATATCCATCAAATGACATACCCAAAATTCTTGAATGTCCATTTGCATATCTTGAGTAATCTATATTATTACCTGCCTCTGTGCCGAAATGACCTTCGACATAGTAGGTATTCATGTTTTCTTCTTCCTCTTCCTCAGCAGTCGTGTCAAGGATCATATAACCTTCATCACCTGCATATCCAGACATATACCTGTGATTACCACAATAATAATATATCTTTTGTGTCTCATCCGCATTCATTATGAATATCGGTTGGAATGAATTTTCGTAATCTGCAGCGTATGCACCAGAAGAACCTGTGCTGTTATAATATAATGTACCACCATTTAATGTGCCATCTGCAGTCGTAGAAAATCTCATAGGATGTGCACCAGAACCATGATCATGCTGATTTGACATGTCAGACTGATCCCATATAATTACATAATTCTTTTGTACTTTAATATTTTCTGGAGAGAAGTAATATACACCTGGTGTAAAAGCACCAAACTCATGTGCCTCTTCACCAAACTCAATATAGAAAATACCATTTGGGAATGTTATTGGTGCACCATTAATTTTAAATGAGAATCCATTTGATCCTAGACATAGATCTTCTGCTGAAAATGCATCTCCTGAGAGACTTCTTAGATATATCCTAGTTACAACATTCTGATCATTTTTAACTATCTTTGAAATTATACCTCTACCTGTACCACTAACTTCATCTACAATTCTGCCAACTTCTACTAATCCTAGAGTTTGATCTACATTAGTAACATTGAGCATTATATTGTCAAACTCTACTTTAACTTTCCATGTGAAGAGTTCTTGATTACCCCATTCAAATACACCATTAGCATCATCAAATTCGTTTATAGTTTTACTTGACTGATAATAATGAACGTTGTTATCTAAAATAGTATCATTGGCACTGGTATTTTTTACATAATCATACTTTACAGTATCAATACCAAAGTTTATAGGTGCACCACCTGCTTGTCCCCATTCTGGTGTATGTAAAAGACCACCATTTGCTAATATACCTATCGCTTTATTCTTTTGAAAATCTCTAGTACCTGGGTTAGGAACATCTTTACCACCTCTAAAAATAAAGGTCTGATTGAAGTTTCTATCTACAAGATCCCCTGAACCGCCAGGTTGCCTTTCAGTAGTATAGACTTGTGATGGCTTAGGATCGTTATCTGATACTATAGTTAATCTATCTGTTGTTCCTTGGAAAGTCGCTGTAGTAAGACTATTAGGATGACTTTGGAATATTCTTGTAAAATTAAATGAATTTACAACATTGGGTGTTTCCTGTTCAGGAATGATTTGTAATCTCAATGGGTCATAACCAAGACCTCTATCAAGAACACGAACGTGAATTATCTGTCCTGATTCTTCATCTATAATTGGATATAATATTGCCTCTCTTGTTGGAGTTCCACAACCAGTCACAGTAAGTCGTGGTGGATCTGCCTGAGTATATCCAGACCCACCTTCTACAACTCTTACCGCACGAACACCAAATACTTCGTCAAAAATAGGTTCAATGTCGGCACCAGTACCAGGAACTGTTCTTGGCATTATTGTACAACGTTAATGGTTCCTTGCATCGCAGCATGGAGAGTACACTGATAATACAGCGTTGCAGGAGCATCAAGAGGAACTGTCCAGTATAATACTGTAGTTCCACTACCAGACTGACCTGCAGTGTATGGAGTTCCAGTCAATCCTTGAGATGACTGAATCCTAAATGGGTGTCCTCCACCCTCAACACTATTATCAAATGCATAAGTAAAACCTCTATGCACATATAAAGTTGGGTCACGAACTGCACCATCAAGTCCTGGACCTGAAATTAAGAAGTCACTACTTGCATCTTCTACAGGTGCACCTATTTCATACCAGATAATTGGACTTCTTGTTACTACCCATGAAGTTCCATTATAGAATAATGAGTCACCTTGGGTGATACCTGCTGTACTGGTATCAGTCAAAGCTGCTAGTGTGGTAGTTAATGTACCAGAGAAGTTGACTGTAAGTGTGTCTCCTGAAACTGCAGTGGTGATATTTGTACCACCTGCAATAGTCAATGTATCAGTCGCAGAGTTTGCAGTCGTACTACCTGAATCACCTGTAAATGTTTGGAATAAGTTAACAGAACTAACACCTGCGTTATCATCAGCAGGAACCCAGTTAGTTCCATTCCATTTTAAAGTTTGGTTTAAGTTTGGTGCAGTAGTTGTAACATCAACGTTTGAAAGAGAATCTATACCTGAGTATTCTGTTAAAAGTTTTGCTCTTGTATCTCCTACACCACCTGCAGTTATATTAATGTTTACATATGGATTATCATCTCCATCAACTGTGAAGAAGTAACCAGTATTTGTTGCTGCAGCAGGAGCAGCACCAAGAGAAGCATATTCGTTTTTATATTTTACTGTCGTCGGAAAGTCAATAGATCCATCAGTGCCAGAGAAAGTGCTAGTAATGGAACCAACACCCAAAGTAAGATTACCAGTTCCGTTGGGAGCGATGTTAATATTTCCATTAGACGAGGAGATGATAGAGTTTCCATTGACATCTAGGGCAGCTGTAAGGTTTGTATAATCCGAAGGAAGGAATGTAGAACCATTATAACGTAAAACTTGTCCTGCGGCTGGGTTTGTTACATTAACTGTAAGAGTAGAACCATTACCCAACGCAGAGTAAATTTCATCAAAGTTATCGTTTATCTTGTCACCACCAGCTCTCAGGGTATCCCCTGTGTTATCATTTGCTACTGTACCAAGACCTAGTGCTTGTTTTGCCATCTTCCTTTAAGATTTTTGCTATTAGTTATTTATGTGATTATCTCAGGGTCAACTACTTCTTCACCATATTGACTTAAATCTGGTGCAGTCCAGTCATCTGGAACAACAGTTTCCACTGCGATGTCAGGATTTTGGTATCCAGAACCTGTGTTACTCATAGTCACTCCACCAACACCAACCAGTGCTCTAATGTTACCTTCAAAACCAGATATAGAGTCAACTCTTACGGTTGGTCTTGTAGTGTAACTAGAACCTCCAGAAGTGACCTGTACTTGTTTGATGAATCCAGTTGTGAGTGCAGCAGTAGCAGTCGCATCCTGACCAAACACAGATCCAAGATAGTCGAATGTAATTAGTGAGTTAGAAGATTCAATAACAGCAACTGTTCTATCTTCAGTCTCACCTTGTATTCTAATATCATCACCTGGTTCTACAGGAGGTACAATCTCTGCAGCATCAACGTCTGCCTCAGAACCAACGTATGAGAACGCAACGAATGTAGATCCTACACGAGGTATTTCTGAGAATATGATTCTAGAACCAACAATCTCAAAACCAATACCTGGTTCCTGTATAACACCATTCAATGAACAAATGATATTGTTCTCTGGTCTGATTGTTGATGATTGTACACCATCAGTCAATGTCAATGAGTAGAACACATCATTACGTTTTAAGTTAAATGACTGACGTAATGAATCAAACTCAAATGATATATCATCTAGTTGTCTAAGTTTACCAACATAGAATCCTGTGAATGATGCTCCTAAATCAGGTGCCTCAGTAAACTGAATCTGGTTAGAGAATGCTGTGTATGCGTTTGTAGCACCTGGTGGTTGTAGAATACCATTAATGAATATTAGTAGATGTCCTGCAGGATCTGGTAGATAAGTTGTAC